TTGAAATTATATTTGATTTACTTGCCCCAGAAGCATCTTCATGTAATTCAGGACCATTTTGAGTATCTATTACAATTCTTATAGCACAAATTCCACTACCACCATCTACCCACTGTATAGATGTATGAGCTGCTATATTGACATAACCATCTAATGTTACAGTAGTAGATAATCCGCTGATATCAACAAATGAGGCACTACTAATAACTTGAGCAGGAGTAGAATTAACATAAGAAGATGGAATGACGCCAGGCGCACCACCGCCTCCACCAGATCCTGTAGGTACTCCTTTTATTTGATTAGCATTTACCTTCGACATTAATGGGCCTTAGATATTTTGTACATAATAGTCGGCAGTTAAAATATCGACTGGTATTGGTGTAGTTGCGGGTGGAACAACAAAAATAACAGTATCATATCCTGTTCCTGGCCCACCACTTTCGGCAATAAAATAATCATCTGTAAAAACTTGTTTAACACCGTTCTTATAAACTATTATTTTGTAAGTACCATCTTGAATAAATTTTCCAGATAGAATTTGAAAAACAGTATTTACATCATTTACAGTTCCAGACAATTGAACATCATCTTTTCTTATAACACTTAATTGTCCTGAACTTACTTGTAATCCATTAACGATTCCGGCTCCTTGTAAAAAAGTTTTTTGATTATTATTGAATTGTAATAAATCTATATCACTACATACAACTGTAATATCTTCTGCTCTTATTTTATGTTGTAATTCACCTTTAAGTAAAGAGGCTCTAATATCTTGTTCAGATACTCCTGGTATTTGCAATAAATCACGAGTTTCACCATAAAGAATAGGATAGTTAAAAATTTTTATAGTTTTAACTTGAGTAGAAATATTCGCTACAACGAAACAGCCATTTATTTTAAGGTACGGGGCAAAATCATCCATTCCCATTACTTACTCCAATGTTTCATCATTTGATTTAATTTCTACATTTTCTACTACTGCTGTTTTTGAAATTTCTTTATCTACAATTTTATCTTTTATAGTGATAGTAACTGTTCTTTCAATTTCTGGAGCATCTTTTGTAGCTTTAACATCAAATAACTTACTAGTCAAATTATCATCTGGTTGTTGTGGTTTATATGTTGACATTACTTGTGCCATGGTTGATAGCATTTTATCTACCATAGTATCATAACTATATTTAGAAACATCTGATGGTTTTATTTCAAAAACATCTGGAGGTATAGATGTGCCTCTAACTAATAACTCATCTTTTTGTAAGAATGTTTTTCTTAATTCATCTTCTGACATAGCCATTAGATTGTCTGGTGTCATTCTATATCTTACAAACATTAATTCTTCTAAATAATCTAAACTTCCCATAGATGGTTGAGCGTCACTAAAATCACCATCGTTTTCATCTGTTCTTAATCCTTTATGAACAGCAGATGTTAAAATTCTAGTATAACTATCTTGCCACTCAGGATTTCTTTCAAACTCTAACTTCAATTGATTTAATACTTTTGCAGCTTTTTTAAATGCGATAATTTTTTCATTGATCGCATCAGAAACAAATTTCTCACTTCTATGATAATTTTGTAATCCCCTACGAGGAATATAGTCAGTTTCTTGATTTATTCTGCGAGTATCAAAAGCTACTTTATTAAATCCAACATCTGAAGTTAAAAAATCTAAACCCTTTTTTCTAAGCGCAATAGTTTCTTTTCTAGAGGAAAAGTTTTCACTTCCTTTAGAAATTAATTGATACAGCTCTGAAATAGTGTGTAGTTTCATATTTTTCTTTCGGGCATAGGATCACTATAATACCGTATTATTGTTATGCTGAGAAGATTATTTATATGCTCATTGTATACTGAATTATATACTTTATCATGAATTTACAAGCAGCGCTTGACGCGTATTTTATAAATTTTACATTATTAGCATGCCAAATTTTAATATTGACCCAATTATGATCAATTCAAAAGCTTTTGAAATATGCAATATACTACAAAAAGCTGGATATCAATCTTTTATTGTTGGTGGATGTGTAAGAGACTTATTATTAAGTATTTCACCTAAAGATTGGGATATTACTACAGATGCTACCCCAGAACAAGTTATGAATATTTTTCCCAAAAATATTCCAACAGGATTACAACATGGAACCATTACAGTAGTGATGGGAGAAGGCGTTGAAAATCATTTTGAAATTACAACTTTTAGAGTTGAAGGTAAATATTCTGATGGACGTAGACCCGAAGAAGTTTCTTTTGTAGTAGATATAAAAGAAGATCTAGCAAGAAGAGATTTAACTATTAATGCTATTGCCTATGATCCTATTTCTAATTCTTTAGTAGATCCATTTAATGGTATAAATGATTTAAAAGAGGGTGTAATTAAAGCAGTTGGTAATGCTGATGATAGGTTTCAGGAAGATGGTCTTAGAATAATGAGGGCTGCCAGATTTGCGGCTCGTTTTTCATACTATATTGATAGAGATACTATGGCTGGAATGCAAAATAGTATTGATACTTTGAAAAAAGTATCTAAAGAACGCATTCAAGATGAATTATGTAAAACCATTATGACTAAAAATCCTCTTTTAGGATTACAAATGCTATTAAGAAGTGGAGCATTACCTATTGCTTGCCCATTTTTAACAAGTAGTCCTATATATTTAAGTTTCGTGCCTACAATAAATAATTGTCAAGGTGAATTAGAAACTAGAATAGCATTTCTATATGGAAATATATTAACTCCTCAAGTTAAAGAAGAATTACTTTCATTAAAATTTTCAAACTCTATAATCAAAAAAGTTACATTTTTATTAGATCTATTGGAGCCTTATGAAAACTTTCATAAATACAATAATGTGTCTAAATATAAAGATTTTATGGCTCGTTTGAAAAATTATGCTCCTGACCACTGGGAACATACATTAGAACAATTTATAACATTGACTGAGGCCATGGGATTGGCATCTGGCAGCTTGCTGAAGGAATACAAGGGCCTAGTGGTCCTAAGCCGCAAGGAAATGGCCATCAACGGGGACGACCTGTTAGCGGCTGGAATGGCGGCCGGACCTCGAATCAAGAAGGCTTTGGACGAATGCTATTTGGAGGTTCTTCGTAACCCGGAGAACAACACCAAGTATCGTTTGTTAGAAGTGGCTCGTCAGTTCTAATCGCTCTCTGGGGCTCTGGATTTTACATCTAGGGCCTTAAAGAGTTTATTGTGGGTGTTATGCAGGAACTCTTTTTGTACATCAGTTAGTTTCCCAGTATCACAACGTAATTGATCATGAATCTGATGAGATAATTCTTGATGGTCTTTATAGTCTAATGGCGTCAATTGCAATTCAAAAGGGACGCCATCGATATCTAGATTGACATCATGTACTCCATGATATTCTAATCCACATTCGTTGGTGTCTTTTTTACCAGACTGTTTAACTTGGTCTCCAAATATCTTCTTGACCAAATCAATAACCTCTTTAGGTTTATACTCTTTAGAATAGTCTGCCTCTAGCTAAATCAGGGAAGGACGCTGGATCATGTTCATGATTTCGCAGCAACTTCTTCTTGATACTGAGGTACGGCTTTAGGTTGGTTTCAACCAGAAAATCATGTGGCGGTAAATCTGCAAGCTGGGACTGCATTGCCTTATTCAGGCGAGGCATGAGTTGCATGTACTGCTTTCGAAGTTTCTTGGGATCCATATCTATATACCAGAAAATTATTCGTTCTGTTCTATGAAGAACTTGTAAGTTTTAATCAGCCACTCTTTAAATTCTTCAACTGTTCTTTCTCGTTTAGCATAGTTGCAGTATTTACAGCAAGCCACACAATTTTCCTTGGAATGTGGCCTGGAACTGTCTAAACGATCCAGTCCGTTGTACGTAAAATTACCGTTCTTTTTCATGAATTCTGATGATTTTTTATCTGCACCATTTTGAGTGTTTGAAGGTTTTTCACCACAATAATAACACTGTTGTTGGGAAATAATTTGAAAATCTTCAAAAAGCATCTCTTTATAGTTTGCTCGCCATACTCTTCTAGCGGACGCTTCCTCAGGAGAATATTTAACGCATTTGGAATACATATTAACCGCTCGTTTAGAGCGCTGTTCTTGGTTCCAACAACCACAAGATTTAGTTCCGCCACCTCTTAGTTCTTCTGTTTTTATATTTTTCATAATACCACAATCACATTGGCACTCCCAAGCACTTCGTCCACCGATTGCGACAGCTCCTCTGAGAACTGTTAATCTACCAAATTTTTGTCCAACAAGGTCTAACTTTTTCATACTTAATATTATAACACGGGATCAGAGAATGTGCCAGGCATATAAAACAAAAATAAAGCCAGATTACTCTGGCTTTATTCGTTAGTTACTTAGGGCTTGATTAGGCTCCAATTACGACCGATTTGCGCCCGGCAGCACAGCCACGAGGATTTACAATTGCAATTCCGATGATTTCAGATACAACCCATCCTAATTTGAGCTGCTTTGGTTCATCAGCAGGCAAGACTTCAATATCTTGTCTGATTGGCATGACTCCGACAAATTCAGGGTCGGCGGCACCGTATATCGTACCAGGAGGAACAATCTTAGATACCATGATGTCAGTTCCCCAGATGTGGGCATAAAGACCGGTTTGTAGAACTTCTCTCATGGTTACAGGATCGAAGTCACCACCACCGACACCTTGACCTCCACCAGAACCCCACTTAAGGATATCGGTGAATTCATTGATGTTCATGAAGTACTTAGTAGTAACCAAGTCCCAACGGTCAATTTGTTGCTTGATTTCAACAAGGTCTCTCTTTAGAAGACCTGCGTCAGCGATGTCTGTTAAAGTATTTTCAACAGAGGAAGCTGCATCAAGAGCTGCGAAGATGTTTGCATCTTCTTGAGCCATAATTTCTTGACGAGCCTTTTGAACAGCTCTATCAATAACGTTAAATCTACGACGTTTTACTTCAGCGATTCTTACAGTTGGGTTTGCATAAATTTCAAACTCTGGAACAACTACTCTATCACCGAATACTCTAGACTCTGGGCCAGTACCGTTGCTGGAGATAACTACAGCAGCAACATCGATATCTCTATCGTATGTTGGCATTGCACCTTGTGGAAGAGGATCAACAACAAGTGCTCTACGTGCAATTCCGTGGTAATCCAAGTTACGACGAATTGGGTTTGCCATTGCTTGAGCAAGAGCAATCTTGCCATCTTGAGTCATAATTGCGCGGGAAATAAGTTCATCACGCTTGTCGTCACTTAATGATGGTTGTCCTGCAAGACCCATGTTAGATGGTTGGTTCTCTTCGAGAACAGCAGCATACTTAACAAGAGTTTGAAGAGCATCCTTAAGGGATGAGGCGTTCATTTCGCCTTTGTTAGAAAACATATTCATGAATTTCTCCTAGTGGAATTTTTTGCCAGTCTTACCAGCTTAAAGTACTTACGTTAAAAGATGAGTGGTTCCTTTTAAGGGGATTAGAGATTTTTTGATAATCTCACCCAGCCACTCGGCTAGGATTAAATCATTTCAGCATTAAGCTGCTGGTGGGTTGAAGTAGAAGGTTGCGAAGTTATAGGTTGTTGGACCAAAAGAGCTAACGTTACCAGATGGGCTGTTTAGAGCAGCAACTAGCTTGTTAGGAGTATTGACAAGAGAACCTGTACGTTCGAAATCTACGAAACGACCAACAACTACTTGAGCGCCAGATAAACCAAGTGGAGCAGAGGCTGCGCTTGGAGTCAAAAGACCAGCAGTAGTATAGTAAAGAGCTGAACCAGTATCTAAAGTGGTGTTGCTTGGTACTAAACCAGTGCCAGCAGTGGCATCGCATGCATCAAGAGAAACTGCGTATAGACCTGGCTTATCCCAGCAAGTTACTTTGCCAGAACCAGTTGCAGTGTGTGGACCAAGGTTAGCAGTAGATGGAATGCTAGAGTTTGGACCGTATGTGGTTTGACCAACGATACCACCAACAACAACTCCGAATAGCGTTCCGTATCCAGTAGTACCTTCGTCAGCAAGCATTAATGGACGAACATAGGCATCTAAAGTCTTGGTTACGACTGGACGCTTGGCTGGACCAGACTTATAGGTATAACCGTCTAAGGAATCATAAGCTGCAAGATCACCTGGGTTAGTAGTAGACTTAAGAGTAACAACTTCTCCACCCTTAAGGGTTAAATATTCAGTGTCAAGACCGTCAAATTGACCTAGTGGTTGGCAACCTGGTTGCAATAATTTTAAAGACATTTTTGTTTCCTAATTTCAATACCGTATTTAATAGTCGGTATGGTTACTTACACCTAAACTTACAAAATCTAAAGAACATATTCATTTATTACCAGATTTGTAAAGAAAAATATGTTAAAGTTAATTGAATATATGCTTATGCACATATTTTATCCCAAAATGCCCTGCTCTCCAAGCTCTTTGTCTAAATTTTGAGCCTCATTTTGAGCCTCTTGATCATAATCTTCTACTGTTTGAGATGGTTGCGACGTTTGAGACGTTTGAGATGGTTTATTA